GTTTGGCTTACCCTCAAATTTTTTCATCTATCCCCCCCACTGAAATTGTTTTATCATCTAAATCTACTTTGAAATTTTTTTCACTTGCAAAGAAAACTGGTATATTAACAATGATTCCTAATTCCCCAACTGCAATTAAGACTGAACCATCTATAACTCCCATTGGTGGAACTATAAATCCACCAATAAGAAGTAGTATTGAAATTATTACAGATGTTTTAAACAACCACCCTAAACCAATAATAGATAAGTAATTGTTTAGCTTCTTCATTTTAGTTTATTATAAACTTTTATTCTATTATAGTAATTGTATAAGTAAGAGGATTTCCATTGGTTAAGTAATTAAAATAGAACCATTTACCATCAGATGGAATATTAAAATCACTAGTAGTACTTTTTAATACACTACCTCTATCAGTCCATCCACTTGCAAGATATGGTGCTAAGTTAGTACCTTGATATACTGTTGATGCCATGTTAGGTATATTACTTGGAATTAATCCATTATTAAACATACATACACGCATATCAATAGTACCACTATTAACTACTCTGACTTTATGTCCTCTATATATCTCTAAATCTAATAATGCAAATCCTGCTCCTTTTGCTGCATCACCATTTACAAAACATACGTATGACCCAGGTTTATCCTTATCTACTCCAGCAATGTAGCAAGTATTTTCTAATGAGTACGCCCAATCATTTTGTGTTATAGTTTTAGGATTAAAGTTTGCTGTGCACTCAACTACTATATTTCCTACAACAGAAGATATTTCATAAGTATAATCACTTGTAGGATTTACAGTTTGTCCATTATGAGTAACAGTTGCACTACTAATGACGTAACCAGTATTAGGGGTCAATGTTACTGAGTAACTTGATCCTCTAAGTATAGAGGTAGTAGTATTATCTGTAGATGCATTAATTAGATTATAAGTTATACTATAGTATATTACAGACGGATCAATGTTATCTATTGAATTTGTCATAAAATTTGCTGTTTTTATTATAAGTCTTTTTCCCATTAGTTCCAAGAATTATTTACATTAATTAACCTAGTTACATTACCATTTACTACATTATTTATTGTAGGTGCTAAATTGCAAGATAAAATAACATTGCTTGCACCTGACAAATTGAATAAATAAGATGGTGTAGTGGAATAGTTTTTAACTATATTATCTGAAATATTTATATTACTCTTATTGGCAAATGTTCCAATATTATAATTAACACCTTCTATCAAATTACCATTTAAAATCATTCTGCCTTGAAAATCTGCTGTTACAGAATGGCTAAAATCAAAGACATAATTAGTAATGTTAATAAAGATATTATTGTTGATAATAGAAGATTGCCCTGCTGTTCCATACTCATAATCACTACAGCCCTTGTAGCAACTATCTACTATATTGCCATCAAATATCAGATTCTCTACATCTTGACACCAAAAACAAGCAGCACCATTTTCTGTGTTCTTGAGATAATTATGAGTAATAGTAGCACTACTATAGACAGTCCCAAAGTGAACACCGTGCATATAAGAATTACTAATCTTACAATTCTCAATATAAGCACCTCCATTTCCTTGATCTGAAATTCCATCAAAGGGAGAGTTCTTAATCACCAAATCCTTAAAGGTGTTATCCCTTGCCTCTTTGTCATAAGTAATGCCTTCTACTGTTCCTGTACAAGCATCAATATGAATGCATCCATTCATCCAATCACCAAATTCTCCACTAACTCTATTACCATCTAAAGTAAGATGGTGGATATATGCACCAATGCACTCATATTTAGTTCCCCAACTTCTGATTAGGGCACAAGAATTACTTACATAACAACCAACAGCATGAGTTTTAACAGCACCTGCCTTTTGGTCTTTATATGCTGATTCAAAAGTTATCTGTTTTGTAGAAGTATTAATAGCAGTAATAATACCTACACTACAATGCCTTGCAGCAGGATATATTCTTGATTCTGATGATACAAATATATAATCACCGACTTCAAAACCACTAACAGAAGCTACAGTCATAGTAGAAGAACCTGCTGATAAGGATGCAGTTAAAGTAGTAGTAGTAGAAGTTTTCTTTTTAATAGTAGCATTACCTAAACCATAAACTTCCATTCCACTCCTTAATGTTAGTGGTCTCCTTATTAGATAAGTACCATCAGGGAAAACTACAGGTCTTTTAGTCGTAAATCCGTCAGCAAAAGCATTTTCTAAGGCTGAGGTATCATCTGTAACTCCATCCCCTACTGCTCCATAGGATTTTACATTTATAACCTTATTAACCTCCTTGCTCAAATCATCTAATTCATCTTTAGTACAAGCATCACCACTATAAAAATTCTTAGTCCTAAAATGCCCATTTTCATATCTAGCTAAGACATTTCCATTCTCATCACTAATATCTAAATCCCCTCTGCCATCAGATTCCACTGAAACCCCTAAAGCATCCGCGCTCAGCACATCAGCACTTCCACTGACATCATTTCCATTTTCATCCTTAATGTGAACTTCATTTAATGGCTGACTTGTAGCAAAACTTTGATCATTTGCACTATTAAACTCTCTACCGCTGTCAGTCCAAGTACCAGCAGTAGTGCATTCATAAATCTCAATAGGGTCTGCTGTAGTAGCTCCTTTTACATAAGCATAATCACCAGTTATAGGAGTTATAGTTTGTAAAGAAGTTAAATTATTAAACCAACCTTTAAAAGGATTAACAGCCGGTTCACCTTCTATAGTAATATTTCCAGAACCTAATAAACTTTCATTATTGACAGTCTTTATATTAGTGCCAGAAACTAAAGTGTCTTGTTTAGTATTCAATTGTTCTGGAGTAGCTAAATTTACATTGCCATTTAAAGTAGTACCATTAATAGAAGGTTTATTAGTTAGTTCAGTATAATCACTAACTCCTTCAATTTCTATATTTCCAGAACCCAGAATATTTTGGTTATTGATAGTTTTAATATTACTTCCACTAACTAAAGTATCTTGTTTTCCATTCCAATTAGATATATCATTGTTTGTAATATTTTTTGCTGGACTGGAATTAAAAGCGGGTTCAGATTCACTTGTAAGAAATCCACTATCATTAGTTAAATCAGATGTTTTAGTGGGAATACCAAGTTGAGAATTAGTTTTATCTCCAGTAAGTTCAACCCCATTAATAGAAGGTTTATTAGTTAGTTCATTATAATCAGAAGTTCCACCGCTTCCACCTTCTATATTGATGTTCCCACTACCTAAAATAGATTGGTTGTTGATAGTCTTAATGTTTGTACCACTAACTAAAGTATCTTGTTTAGTGGTCATATCTATACCTTCTAGTTTGGTTTTATCTGCATCAGTGAAATTGTTATCTGTATGTGTATAATCAGAATCTATTACATAACCTTGACTTTGTACATATTCAATTATCTGTTGTTCTACTTCTGCAATCTATTCTGGATTTAAAACACCAGCCATAGCAACAGGTTGCCACATTTCACTATTAGTTGGTGCTACACCTGTAGTAGTATCATTAGCAACATAACTTGAGCCGTTGTAATAAACAACATCTAATTTTTCATAAGTTGTTGAATTGTCATAAGTTCCTTTAAAGATTGGAACTACTCTTCCTAAGTTGTATTTCATATTATATTTGTTTTATGTGATTAATTTGAAGAACTCCACCTTTAATTATAATCTGGTATTCTCCCCCTTCCTCCCAAGTAGGTATAGAATCTATAAAGTATGTTCCAACTGGATAATTGAAAGCAAAACCAGAATCAGCCGTAAAATATATTTCAGATTGTGGGACATTCCAAGTTGCTTTATTATTTATATCTATATCATCAAATACAGAAATATCTAAACTTGCTAAAGTACCAAAAACAAAACACTCATTAGATTTTATAGTTATATTAATATTTGGACTACTTTCTTCATACACTTCTTCTGTTCTCTGAATTGTGTCATTATCCAATAAATCAGTTGCAACTGTTGGAACATTAATATTTATACTTCCATTCTGATTAGCTGTAAAAGTTCCAATAACTGTGTCATTTCTTTTAAGAGTAAGAACACCATAATTTATGTTTTCAACCGCTGTTTTATCTGCATTGGTGTAGTTGTTATCTGTGTGAGTATAGTTATTATCTATAACAACTCCTTGAGCCATTATAGCATTAATAATAGCTTGTTCTTGTGCGGGTGTTAATGTTCCGCTTAACTCTCCTTTTAAAGCTATTATTTGCCAATTATTATTTATACTTGGGTTATCCCCTCCAGCATGAATATTTGATTTTGCAACATAAGAACTGCCATTGTAATATACAATATCCATTATGAAGTAATTATAAGAGCTTTCCCAAGTTCCTCTGTAGGTTGGCAATATTCTGCCTAAGTTATAAGTTGCCATATATTAATTTGTTATTATTAGTTCTCCATTATTATTTATACTTACATTAATATCATCTAAAATAATATCTGGAATACTTACCCATGCTTCAATTCCATCACTCCAAGTAGGATAGAAACTAATTGCAGAATTGATTTGTATATTAATATTAGTTTCACCAATAACAGCACTTTCATTTCTACTATAAGAATTTACTGTTATAGGTCTGAAAATTTCATTATAAAATGGGTTTAAATTAAGTGTTTGCCCATTTTCATTTTCCAGATACATCTTAGTTTCTATTTCTGGAATATCACTTCTTAATTTCTTTTCTATAAGTGAAACAGTATTTCTATTTAGTTCATAATCTATTTCTTGCTTATCTACTATGAAGTTTCTATTATTCCATTTTACCCTTGTGTTTGGTGTAATTCCTAAGTTCTCCCATAATGTAGTATTTAATCCTATTGTTTTATCTTTATATTGGTTATAAATATCAGCTAATTTTAAAATCTCTGGTCTTCCTATAATTCCTGTTGCTTGATTACATAAATTATTCAGTAGAAAAAAGTGATTGTCATATTTTTTAAAAGTGTAGTTATAACTGATTTTATTTATATATTGATTGGTTGATAGTTTATTATCTATCTCAAAAGTTTCTGAGTTCTTTTTTAACTTGTTGTGGAAGTCAGTAGTAATATTTCCATATCCCCATGATTCAATTAAGTCAGCATCAACTAAACTAATATCAAAGTTTTTAAGGACTGCGGAATTACAAAAGACTGGATAATTATTTGAATCTATAGCAACTCCAAAAGGTTTCATTAATTCAATTTGAACGTCCATTATTACCTCTGAATCATTAGAAAATAAGGCATTTAAAGGAATACATAAACCAGATTTTTCACCAATATTATTTTTAAATGAAAATACTTGTCCAAAAGGTTTATTTTTATCATAATCATTATCTTCTAATGGTAGATCAACCCTATACCTAGGATCAATAATATCATCATAATGATTCAAATAGAAAGTATCATTAGTATTTTTTCTAACATAATAATAGGAATTACTAGTTCCATCATACAATCTAATTGAAATTCTTGCTGTTATATAGAGTTTAGTTCTATCAACAGTACTATCTAAGCCATCTGTACCCCAACCTACTCTCTGATTATCATTAATAGGCAATGATATAAAAGCATTATTTCTAAAGAAAGTCCAATCACCTTTAATACATAAGTTTTTATTTCTTCTACATATTATTTTAGGGGAATTATAAGTAAGAACTACTTGTCTATTATTATCCCACCAATAGTTATAATCCCTTCTACTTGGAATGTGTTTAAAATTGTTTTTACCCCAGAAAACTATTTCATTTCCGTATGATGAATTATATATATTAGTATCATTTTTAGAAGAAAACCATACTTGATTTTTACTTTCACTACCAATAATTTTAGTGTTTTTTAGTACAACACAACCAGTATAATAAGTTGAATTGTTGTTGTTATTGGGATTGATATTAAAGATACTTGTATATAAGGATGGATTTATAGGGTTATAACTGTCTTGTGGTATATTATTATTGTCAAGATATGAAGCAGTGTATATATAACTTTTAAATCCTATTCCATCTACTTTTTGTAATTCTCCAATTACACCACCATTCCATTTTGCAGATTCATGATAAGTAGAACCTGGGCCAGATGGGGATAATGTTTCAGTATATAAGTAATTAGTTTGAGAGCCATTATTTTGAATCCTACTATAGTTTTTACTATTTCCTAAATCTGGCATTAAATCAGCTTCATCTTCATCACACTTTACTCTGAAATTGCTGTAGACAGATTGCATTGTTATATTGGTATCATCAGAAGCATAACAATCTTTATTAAGTTCCAGATTATTTTCTAGGGTCTCTAATACTGAATCACTCCAAGTAGGATTATCACTTCTAAAATTAAAAAATAGGTTGTTGTTATTTATAAAAGTGTAATGATAGAAATAATTAATATTCCCTGCAACACCTTCATAATTGACAATGTAAACACTATCTTTAAATGGAATGAATGAAACATTTAGAAAAGTTCCAATTGCTTCTAATAATTCAATTTTATTTACTGGTTCATCTTCATCATCAATGAAATTTCTGTATTGTTGAATTATTTTTCCAAATGCAGAATTATCTGTAGTGTCTATTAAAGAGAGGTTAGAAGGATAATATACGTGTTTGTAAGTTCCAAGTTGCCCAATAACAATATTAATCACTGTTGTAAAATCACGTATTTCAACAAGATTATTAAATGGTAAAGCATCATATCTTAATGTGCTAAAAGCGTCTTGGCACTCTAATTGAAATTCTTGTTTTACTAAAGTAAAATTCTGGTTATAGGTGTTTGGAGTTGCAAATCCAATCCATTCAACTTTATAACACTTAGTATCTAGTTCAGAAGGTAAGAAGTCATAAAATAATCCGTATGGTCTCTTTCTTATTACTACTTCACCTGTGTTATTATTTATATAAGTATCACCTCTAAGGACTATATTATTATCTCTTTTAAGCAGTGCCACTAAAATATTATTCTCTTTATTGGTGAATAAATCCAAATTCAAATTAGACATCAGAAAAGAGACTGTAGCGGTTGAACATTTGTAAGGCTTATAAATATTTCCATCCTCATTTTGATAGCTAACTGTAAATGGTGTAGCAGTCATTACAAGTTCTGTTCCCAATATTGGTTCATCATCAATAAGATTCCAGCCGTAAGGACTTGTAGAACCATCATAATTAGTAAAGATTACTACTTTATATTCTTGTCCTAATGGGTCTATACTTGTATCTATATTTCTAAATTTACCGTAGTAATATGCCATTATGAAACCCTCCCAGTTTTTTTATTGTAATTACTTAAAACTCCTACTAGTTCTTGTCCTTTAATCTTAAATTCAACACTTCCAGAAACACTTCCAGAAACAGAAGAACCATTATTCAACATTCTAAATAATCTTGCTTGTTGTGTTCCGTTCAATATCATTTCACCGCTGTTTACTCTGGCTAAATTGTAATCTCCAATAGTATTTGCACCTTGAATAATACCGCCAGAAGCATATCCACTAAGAGAATGAATTTGAGAAATTACAGAAGTTAATGTAGCAAGCCCAGCAGCACTAAATCCAATCCACGCCCAAGGAGAAGAAGTAGCAGCCCAGCTTGACATTGCTTTAGTATAACTTTCAATAAGTGTTGCAATAGCTTGTGTAATAATACCAGCAGCCTTTAATTCAGTACTATTAAATTCATCCCCTAAAGTACTAAAAGCAGAACCCAGTGAAAAAATAGAATCTAATTGTAAATTTAATATTTCATTTAACTCATCATATTCATCTTTAGCAATATCAAGAACATTTTCTAATGAAGCATCATATCTATTAGTAGCATTAGTTAATTCATCAGTCAGTTTTATTTCTTCTTGTGTATTTTCAATAACAAGTTTTTGCACATTATAATAATCATCCAGATATTTAATCCAATCTGGCATTTGTGGATAATCTACAATTCCGTTAGATTGTATTGAAGTAGATTTAGAAGTAGTAGATTTATTAAATCTGTTATCAACTCTTTGTTCCAATCTCATCTGATTAGTATCATCTATAATCATTTGAGTTTGTATATTTCTTGCATTGATGTAATGACTATTTGCTTCTTTTAGTTTTTCATCAGAAGTATTATATACAGCATTTGCAATTTTATAAGAATTACTATTATTTATTTCATCAATTCTACTTTGCCAATAAGCTTTTCCACTTCCATCTAGTGCATTTCCTTTATTGATTCTAAATTGCCTTATCTGTGCTTCATAATCAAGATACTTTTTCTTCCAATCATTAAATAAATTAATATCACCAACTATTTTATTTATAGTATCATTACTTACTTTTGCACCAGTAGTTTTAAATGCTTCTTGAAGCATAGAAGCAGCTGTGTTTAAAGCTTGTTGTGCCAGTGCTTCTTGTTCTTTTCTATATGCCTCAGTTGCTTCTCTTAATGTTGCTTTAGCAGCTTCAACTTGTTCTTTTGTGCTGTTTCTATCATAAATAATTTTATTTTGCTCTGCTTTTAATAAATTATAATCCGCTGTGCTTCTATCTAAAAATATTTGTCTATCACCTAATTCATCCAAGTTTTTTGTAACCTCTTTAGAAGCTTCAATAACATCATATAAACCATCCAGAAAAGTTTTAAAATTTCCAGTGGATAATGCAACAAAGAATGAATCTATAGAATCCTTCATAGCATTTACAGTTATATCAAAAGCATCACTAGTTGTTTGAGTTGCTTTTATTGTATTATTGAATATAGCCGTTACACTGGAAACAGCAGCAATAGCCGGAACAAATTTTCCAAACTTACCAACTAAATCACTTACACCACCGGCAAACTTTTTAATATCTGCTTTAGCACCCTCAACTTGTTTCTTATATTTATATACCTCAGCAGCACTTTTCTTAATTGCAGAATCATGCTGTTTCATATCCGCCTCACCGCGGACTGAGTATTTATTTGTTGCCATAATGTTTTTGTTTTATAAGTTCAGCTTGTTTTTTCAATCTCTCTATATCTTCATTAGTTATTTCTGTATTCTTTATTTCTTCCTCCCATGGGAATTTCATTATATCCTGTTGGGTAAGTTGTTTTTTAGAGAACATTGAAGAAACAGCAAATATTAATAATCTTGTTTGTTCCCATGAATTGACATCTAAATATTGAAGGCTGGATAAGTAATAATTGACTTCATACCATTGTAATTTATCCATAAAATATTCAATATCCATTATTCTATATTTAAAACAGAATAGCAACTATAATTCATGGGCAATTAATTTTTTTTTACATCATCACCACTTTCTTCTGTAGTAGTGATTTTGTTTCTTTCATTGATATTAGATAACCATTCTATAAACTCATTCAACTTTTCTTTGTTATCATCCAAGTAATCAATGAAATTTTCAAATGTCATATCAAATTCAGAATTATTTGCTAGAATAACTGAATAGAAATAAATCAATATTTCTTTAATACCATTCCCAGTAAAAGACTTTCCAGTTATTTCTTCAAATATAATTAAGGCTCTGAATGTATTTTTCAATTTAATTTCTGTGTTGTTGATGTTCATATTAAATAGATTTTAAAAAGGGCAGCTTTTACACTGCCCATTATTAATTATTCACCATCTGCTTCTTCTCTAAGTAAAGAACCAACACCAGTAAAAGTAGCACTGAAAGTAGCGTTTTCACCACTAGCAGCATTAGCAGTTAAACTAGTAATAAGTGCTTTTCCTTTATAAGCACCGCTTGTTGGTTTAGTCCAAGTTTTAGGTGTGCCAGTTCCATCTTCATCTACAGTTCCGTTTCCAGTCTCAGACTTTAAACCAAAGTACACATCAACAGCAGTTCTACTCATCATGCTATCAAAAAGACTATTGAAAGAATCAACACTATAAAGATTTTCAGTTGAAATTTCCCAATTAATTTTATTCATTTCAGTACTGCCCCAGATACCATGGTCTTTAGTGTTAATATCAACTGTTGCACCTGTTAAGGTTAAAGTGTGAGAAGTAGCTAATGCAATGCTTTTTCCAGAAGCATCAAAAAGCATTAAATTATCACCTTTAATTATTGTATTCATATTAATTCAATATTAAAATTTAATGTTTGTATATAACCATCATTATTATATTCCTCAGAAGAACCAACTAATTCAACATAATTAATTCCCTTTAGAATGTTATCTATTACTAAGGCTGCAATCTCTAAACTTTCTTGATATTTATCTGCAACTACCTACACAGTAAAAGAAATGTTAGCTTGATATGTGCCATCTTTACATCTTAGAAAATTCATGCCATTTCTATTGTAAACTATAAACGGCTATGTGCTACTTTCTTCTGCAATGACAGGATAAACTTTTCCATCAACCAAAGTTTTTAAGCAGTCATAAATATCTTTCCCAATAAATACAGCATTACTTATTTCCATTTTGTTTCATTTATTTTATTTACAGCTTTACTAAAAGCTTCTTCCATAGTTTGATTAAAATATCCTTCCATATTATCAGCAGCATCTTTTATAAAGTGAACACCATAAATTTGCCCTCTGTTATATCCTTTTCTTGTCTTTCTAAGAGAAGTTCCATTTTCAAAAAATTTCAATCTGAAAGAACCGCTTTTTTTATTCCTCTTACTTGTTGCTAAAACTTTTCCAGATAATACATAATCATCTTCATAAATCTTAGAAAGTCTAATATCATTAATCAATGAATTATCATATTTTCCAGAATTTTTTGCTGCATTAGGATACCAAGATTTTAAATTTCTCCTTGCTTCATTTCTTACAGCCTACAATCCCTTTTGTAATCCAGCTTTTAGTGCTTTCTTCATTTCTTTAGTGTTAAGCTTTAGAAATGCTTCATACACTTCAACTGCATCAGTAGTCATGTTATTCATTCACTTCTTCAATTAAAAGATTCTTACATTGTAAATCTCTATCAGTTTCAATGTGTAGAATCCTGTATTGTTTATTGTTCCATTTTACCCTGTCAAAATCATCAATGTCTTGATATATTCTAACAGATAATTCTTGTTGGTATGGATAGACATTTTCAAAGTTTTCCACAGTTCTATTTCCTCCACTGTGTTTAACTCTGGCTCTGCATGAAAATGAAAATATGTAATCAGTACTTTGTTCACCGTAATCATTAATAGTTATTTCTGGTTTCCAGATTTCTATTACTTCTTTTAAAATCCCAGCTCTCATTATCCTGCAATTAAATTTCCATCTTCATCAAATCTAAAACTATGTAATATTCTTTGTGCAGCTATATTATTGATTTCACTATCAAGTTCAATTACACAATTCCCTTGCTCATCAAGTTTAATGTACTTTAAGAAACCATCTATTGTTCTACTTACAAATTTATTACTTGTTGTATCTGCATAGTTCTTATAAAGACTGAGAAGGTAATCATAACTAAATGGAATCTGATTAACAGAAACTCCATAGGCGTTTCCTTCTCTACTGTTGTACAAATCCCCAATGTAAAGTAAGATGGCGTGATTAAGGGGAGCTGGTAAACTCCCCTGTTCATCACGGACATCATCCAACACACAGCAGATATGTTTAGCAACAGTTTGTTCAGCTACACCATAAAGCATTAAAATATAATCATCATCATCATGAAAATCATTTTCAATGTTAAGGTGTTTTTTTATTTCTTCTAGTGTCATATCTGCCAGAAATTAAAAATTAAGCAGTAGCAAGTTTAGCAACCTGAATAGCACCATCTCTTACTACTTTAGCATCACAGTAGAAATTGACAACAAGACGGACACAACCATCAGCAGCAAGGCTGTAGTTATCAACAACAATATCAAGACCGTCCCAGATACCAATAACTAAATTGCTAAAATCACCATAAGCAAGTTTGCCAGCATCAACAAAACCAGTGCAAAGTGCGGGTGTACCATCAACTTCACCATTCTCCATAACCATGCCAGTGCCGTTAGTACCTTTAATCATACCACGCAAAGCAGCTTTAGCAGTAGGAGAAAGCAAATATTTCTTTTCACCATAAGAATCTTTACCATCCAAAGCGGATTCAAGATTCAATACACTAGCAAAATCAGAAATAGTGTTGCTAATAGTTCCGTTGAAAATACCAGCAGGCTGAGTAGTAGAACCAGCAGCAGTGCCAAAAATAGTGGCTTCAAGCTTACCCATAACAGCCTTAGTAATCTCATTTCTTACAGCTCTCTCAATGCCAGCAGAATCTTGTGCAAGCAACATTTTAGAGATAGGAACAACAACACTTAATCTCTTAGGAGAAAGTTTAACACTGGTGAAAGTGGGAGTAGTAGCAGCAGTAGTAGCGGTTTCACCCTCCCAAGTGGCGTTAGCTTCACTAATCACAGGGAATTGAACATCATTAACAAGACCAGAAAGAATATTACAACCAAGTTCAGCCATAACACTCTTATTGCTGATAGCCTGTGCAATATCAAACAAATCTGTTGCAACAATGTCTCCACCTTCAGTGGCTTTAGTAATAGTACGGTATTCAGCATTAGGAAGCTGGATTTGACCCTAAAAAGCGTTACCAGTACTTCTGAAATTCTCAGCACCAACATTTAATACTTCCTGTGTAAATTCATCCTGTTGGCGGTTGTTAGCTACATTTCTAATAGCTTTTACTAAACTAAAATTTTTCTTTTCCATTTTATTTTCTTTTTTAATGTTAATATTACTTGATAATTGAACATCTAAACTGTTCAACTGATTATTAATTGATTCAATATTTCTTTTTATCTCATTAACTCTATTGGTTTCATCTTCATTCATCATTCTGATTTCTCTTTTGCAATTCTCAATAATAGTATTAGCTTCTTGTTTTAATTCAGCTTTCTATTCTAAAAGTTCTTGACTATTCATAATTTATTAACCTCCTCTTTAATTACATTTAATGCTTTATCAATTTCTTCTGAATTAGCCTTGACTTCTGCAAATCTAACTGATGTGGCTGGGTAAGCAGCTCTAGTAACAATAGAACAATCAAATAAGCCATCAATTTTAATTATCTCTCTTTTTAATTCACCGTTAATTCCTTTGTACCAAATATCACCATCAGAAGGAATAGTAAAAGCAAATGAACATTCATTGTAATTACCAGCTCTTACATTGTAAAGAACTTCATTTCCTAATGGTGTATCTGGTGCTTCAAAACTAAAGTATAAACCATCTTCTCTAAGTTCAAGATGTAAAGTTCCCTATCCGCTTCTACATCTTGCTAGCATTTGGTTTTCATCATGGTTAAGGCACATCACAATATCAGAATTATTAACTAATTCCTGTGTTATTGCTTCTGGTCTAATAAGCTCAGTAAAACCTC